GAATTTAGTGCGAAACTCGTGGAGAATTTGCAAAAAGAAAAGGAAAGCTAATGCTTTCCCGTTCTCTCTAAATGCTTTTTTATGATGGTGTAGAGCTGACGTAAGAATTTTTCATCTTCGTCCGGTATCCTCTGCACCCACTCAATAACAAAGTCTTTAGATACCTTCTTCATATGTACGCACCTCCGCTCTGTAGCAGAACAGTTGTTCGAAATTCCTTTACATAAAATATACACCATGTAAATGATGAAATCAATATTTTTCGAACATTTGTTCTCAATGTGTATATTTACATTATATACCAACACTTTACTGAAATGAAGCGGAACAGAGCAATCGTACACTATAGTATACACTTTTTCAATCATCGACAGAGAACAAATCGGTGATTGGAATTTTTAAGCCTTTTGATATTTTGTGCAATGTTCGTATAGTCGGGTTGCTATCCTCTCTCATTGTTTTCTCGATAGTAGACGGAGGAACACCAGTAAGTACGGACACCTGCCGAACAGATAATTCATGTTCAAACATTATTTTA